AGGCTTCTTAGCGGTCGCATCAAGACCCTGGAACCACCCCACAACCTTAGCGAACTCCTCTACCGCCTTGGTCGCATCTCCCGCCGCAAGATAATGCTGCGCCAATTCCATTGCAATCGGCACACGGTTCGCTACGGCGTCCCCTACGATGCGCTGGCAAAGGTAAGAGGCGTATCCTTCCGGGTTTAACTCCTCGAACTTATTAAACGCCATCGGCGCTAGTTTCATGAACGCCTGCTGAGATTCAGGCGAGGAAAGCATAAACTCCAGAGCCTTCGGGTCGCCAGCCATGTACTGCTGATCGAAGTCCGTCCAGCCCTTCACTTCGGCTTGGATTTCCTCGATCCCTTGCGGCCCACCAAGCGTTTCGATGGTCTGCCGAAGCTCCTGTACTTCCTTTAGACCACCGGGGAGTGCGCGGCGGATGCGGTCAGAATCGAAGATGGCATCCCGGAAAGCCTTGGCTAGTGCGGGATCTTTGGCCTTCAGTTCTTCGAGTGTGGCGCGGGCTTTCTCATCGAGGCGCTTGCCATCTTCGGAGACGGCGCGGTATGGCTGTCCCGCAGGCGGCGGAGCTTCTTCTGTGGTTTCGGTAGTTTCCGCACCTTCAACGGGAGTTTCAACCGTTTCAACGGCAGAATCAACTACTCCGCTATCTACAGTCTCTAGCCCTGCATCTGTGCCTTCAGTTGGCGTCATACTTTCTCCCTTACATCGTGATCTCTGGTGGTCCTAGTGTGGGCGGTGTGGCTGCTGGAGGCGCAGGCGGTCCACCGGGTTGTGGAGGCTTAGGCGCTGGCGGTGCTACACCAGGAGCACCGGGAGCCATTGGCGGAGGCATCATCGCAGCCATCGCCGCAACATGCGCCTTCCAGTGAAGCACCACGTTCTGCACGCCAGCCTGATTGCCTTTGGCTAACTGCTTGCGGCAATCATCGCCGTTCAGCCAATCCTGACATTTCATCGCGTGCCATTGGTGGTAATCGTAATCATTAATCGGTATCGAAGGTTCATCGGGCGGCACTGAAGCGGGGTCGAATGGCACTGGAGGAGCGCCAGAAAGAGTAGCTTCGGCATGTTGCTTCATCGCTCCTTGAATCGCCATAGGCGAAGGCGGCAGCGCAGATTGGACAATCAATTCCTCGATCTCGAACTGTTGGGCGTCTCGCGCTTCCGCTTCAGGCAGCGTCAACTCTGCCAGTCCGAAGGTGCGGAGGAAATCAGCCACGTTATCAGGCGAGTTCAGAAGTTGGGCGGCAAGCGGAGATTGTGCCTGTACCAGCATCTCCAAAACCTGTGTCAAGGTCTGCCGCTTCGCCGCCGTAGTCTCCGGGAAACTGGAGTCCTCATCCGGGAAGCAACGGAACTTTCCTTTGGTGATGTTCACAAGCTGAAGGCTAGTGATTTGGTTGCCATCTCCAGGAATTACGATCTGTTCCGCATAATCCGGGTTAGTGGCCGCGCACAGCGCCGATTGATAGCGAATCTTGGCAAAGTGGTGCTGGATGACACCCCATAGCATCCCAAGCTGCCCCATTGCGCTCTGCTGCGCTTGAGCGTAGCCGTGAGCGGTCTTTTGATCCGCCATCTGAGCGCCCCAAAGAGCGGGTGGGGTAGCGGTCTGGAATTGCGGCAATGCGCCTTGGATAAAACCTTTGTACTCCTCGAATGTGGCGGGAGTTTCGGGCTGTTCTTCCTGCATAACAGCATCCTGAATACGAGTCCCGGCTGGAAGCTTTAATTGAGTATTCGCGTATGGCGTGGCCGTCTGATTCGTCATCGCGTCGAAATCCTGCTGAGAACAGTTAATGTAACGGCGCGGCCAGCCAACATCGAAGATTAGGCGCGTGGCGTTCATCGCATCGTTGAAAGCATCCTGATTTACGATCTGCGAATCCATAGGAGCTTTGCGATACATGCCATCGCCTTCAAAGGCAAAGGCAATGTCCAGGTGATCATCCATCGACTCTGCGTAGCTTTCGACGTAGGTTTCACCGATGTACTTGAAGCACGCTCCATCCGGGAACATCTGCGTCAGAACTTCACCGCACGTCATCGAGGGATCATCTTCAAACGGCGCATCGTAGTCTGTACCCACGAAGCAAGCGGGACGCAGCCAGCAATGCAAGCGCGTAGTCAGGTAGGAGAAGGATTCCCCGGTTCCCATCGGCTGACGGTTGCCCTGGAGTGCTCCCAGACGCGCTAGGCGTTCGTACTGGTTTTCTCCTAATCCAGACTGATTGCCTTTGATCTTCTCGGCCAGCCAAGGGTAATCGGATTTCGCTTTCTTGACTTGAGGATCGTCGTAAAGAAAAACGAACAGCGCATCATCCTGACATTTCGCCATGATCGGAACGCGAGATTCAAGCGTCCCGAACTCCGTTGTGACTTCAACGGATTTTTCACTGCCATCGTCGTTATACCCGTACTTCTGGCCGTTCTGTTCGGTGCGAGTCCAGGAAATCGTGCGTCCACCCAGCATCATGAAGCGCAGCGCCGAAATCTGGATCTGCTTGATATTGTTGTTGCGGTCGAAAATCTTGGTATAACCTTCGGCAGTATTCGCGGCTTCCGTATCTTCTTCGCGCTCCGAATCCGGCTGGAAGTCTACGCCGGGAGGATTCTGCGTGAGAATCGAAAGTTGTATGCGTTCATAAGGCCAGAAAATATCGTAATCATCCACATACTGCGGGGCCTGTGCCGCCGATCCCGCCACCTGCATACCTGGAGTGACAAGCGCGAATCCTCCGCTTTGTCCTCCGGTCCATGCTAAGTGCTGATAACCGCGTTCATAGAAGCGAGCTTTGCGGTCGCGCATGACTTCGCGGCGGCGGAGGTAGGTATCTTGCTTCTGAAATTCCTTGATGGTGCCCGCGACAAGATCCTGAAGTTGCTTGGGGAGATCGCGGTTATTCTCGCCGTACTGCTGGCTGTAATCTTGCTGTTCCTGTGGCTGCGGAGGCGCTTCTGCTGGCGTCATTAGATGGTTTTTTTTATCAGCCTTTCACCAAGCAATCCACGGCCTCTGATGTGAGGATTGGAGGATTTAGCCTCCACTTTAGCCTCCTGCATCTTTGATCTACCGTTACGCTTTGCCGCTTCCGTTAAAGCGCCGGGGTGTTTTATCGCGCTGCCCAGCCAGTGTTTCTTTTCCGCCATTCCTTGCTCTCTCCCGTAAACTCCCCGGCGCGGTAGCGTTGTCCCATTCTGCGACCTTAGACCCTCCTCCGAGTGCCTTAACGCCGCTTGGTGAGTGGCCCCACCGCGCCTGAGCCTTTGACAACCAGGGCATTAACTACGGTTGTCCACGATGTCCACGATCTTCGGGCTGGCGAATACCGCCGCCGAGATCATGCCGCTGGTGCCGCCCGCTGCCGCCCAAGTCGCATCCACGATGACTTTGCCGCCACCATTGGCCTGCGCTACATTGATGGCTTCCTGAAGTCCCACGGTGCCCGATGCTACCGGATCACCTTCGCCATGAGTTTTGGTGAAAGTCGCCGTGAAGTTCATCGCTCCATAGGCTTCGCTCTGCGAACTTACGGCGCTTGGCGTGACCGCTTCTAGGTCAGAATCAATCCCCACATTCACGGGAGCATTGGTTGCCAGAGGGAAGAACTTGATCCCGTCATGCGTAGTTGCGTAGCCAAAAGCTACCGTCAACGATAAAGCACCTGCGATAGTAGGCGCATTGTGAACGGTCAAGGCATGAATACGCGGGTTTACACCATAGGCAAAGTTCCACGCAACGTAGTTCCCGCCAAAATAACTATCACCTGTCATAGACTCACTATCTCCTTAGGGCCTGCGCCCTGGTTAGTAACCGCCCATACTGGCGTGGCCTTCGTGCATGGGCATTCCATGACGAGGAGCCGCGCCTTCGTGCATTCCGTGGGGCATCGCACCGCCATGCTTCTGATGAATGGCGTCAAGAGCATCTTCGATGGTGTCGTGCGGCCCTGTTTCCTCGCCGTCATGGTGCATGACTGAGTGCGATCCATCGTCATTGTGCGAAAGGATGGTGCGTGTCGAATCGCCAGTCACTTCCTGCTCATCTTTGCCGCCCATCGGATCGCCAACGCCAGCCATCGGCGGCTTAGGGGGGCGCGGCGGAGGCATCTTATCCGCTGCTATTGCTTTCTGTGTGTTCAGGTGGTGCTTACCCTTACCGTCGAATGGCATTATGCCTCCTCATGCTCAAACTCTTTTTCTAAGATTGCATTGTATTCGCGCATTGTGCGGGTTTGGATGACTTTGCGTTCCGGCTCCGGCGTCTGCGGGGCAACATAGGTAGCAACCTTAAGGGCAGCTACTTCTGTTCGAAGTTGTGAGATCGCTAATGCATGTTGATCTCTTAGTACATCCACTTCCATGCATAAAGCAGATATCCCCAACCATCCACGCAGCCACAACCTAAATCGCTCAATCATGCGATCTCCAGCGCGGCGGTTGCCCCGTGCGGCGTACAGGGTTGTCCTGGTTGAACTTGAGCATCGCCATCGCCCTAGCTGTCATGGTATCGGCGCTATCGCCTTGAATGGAATCATACACCTGTTTTGCGCGAATGTCACGTGGAGGTTGCCACTGCGCTTCGAGCATCGACTTATAGCCGTAACGCAGGGTATCGCAGTAATCATCCTCGATGGCCTCTGTTTTTAGCACATCCTCTGGTCGATCTTCATCACAAATCAGCAGCGGAATGCCCTTGATGAGTTCCGAGCATTCGGCGCTCACCAGCAGCAAAGGGCCGTCCAGATCCTCAGTTACAGGCCGTGTACGGGCATTGCAAGTCCGCACAAAGGCGTTGTAAAGTTGCCTCCACCCGCCAATTCTGTCTTTGTCGGCACGCTCCATCAGCGGCATCCCGACTTCAGATAAAGCTGGCTGCATCAGGTCAGCAGTGGTATTATCGCTATGCCTATCCGTCGAGAAGATCGCTCCGTCAACGTAGTGGCGGGCTATGACGATTCTCTCCTTAACGGGCGTAGCATCGACTATTCGCTGCGCCCATTCTTCTTCCGGCGTAAGACAGGAATGCCGTGCGCGGTAAATGATTGCAACATCGAGCGAAAATTCCGAAATGATTCCCAGTTTTTCGTACAACTGAGACGGCGGTATTTTACCGATGGCCCACCAGAGATTGACGCTATAGTGCGGGCGCGGCGGTCCAGCCCAGCCCCAATCCATAGACATCCAATGCGTCCACCACGGCTGGCGTAAAGATTCCGCAAGATTGGGAGAGATGACGCATTTGGAAGCATCCCAAGCCCCAGCGAAGTACTGGCCTTCGAAGTTATCAAAACTGCCCAGCAGATAACCGGCGCGGATCGACGCCGGGAAAGCGTTGTACTTGCGCCCCTCCGAAGTCTGGTGAATGAACATATGGAAGCGGCAGCAGCGGCAGGTTTCTGAACCTGATCCCTCATTGCACACGCTGGGGTATTTCTTGGAGTAGAACTCGGTTTCTGTGATGTCTACCTGCCCACGGAACCATTCATAGTTATCCCATCCAAAGACGTGGATAAACGCATAATCCTGTGGATGTTCATTGGATTCATACTCATGCGTCCAGAAGATGCGGCGGATATAGCCTGATCCTTGGCCTCCGGGATTGAAGAATAGCACCAGCTTGCAGAAGTTGACCGGGATACCCTCCTGCCCAGTCCAGCGGCAAGCGGCGTGTATCCATTGCAATTCTTCCTGATCGAACTGCTGCGCTTCGTCTACGAAGATAAAGGCTGACTGGAATCCGCCAAGAAACTTGCGCTTAACGTCATCCTTGGTTTCAGCCGAACGGAACAAGATGCGGGACTTGTTCTGTAGAACGAGGTCGTGATCCCCTGCACGCCAGAAGGGGAGCAGTTCCGGGTAGGTCTTGAACAGTTCCGTGATATGGTTATCGCGGAGATCAGAGGCTACGCGCCTCACGATAGTAAGCGTAATTCCTGGATACTTGCCGCCAAAGATGCTCGCTAACAGAATGGCGATGTTTCGCGCCCCGGCTGACTTTCCGCCGCCCTTCGCTCCACCTGCGCCGATGATGGTTGCTGCTTTAGGTCCTGTGGCTTCTAGGAGATAGTATAGTTTCCACTGTTTCGGTTGAAGATGGGCCTTTATTTCCATGCTAAATTAGGAATGGCCTTGCGCCCGCCATGGTGATGAACATTGGGGAAGCCTTCAAATGTCTTCCGGGTCGCAACCAAGTGGTTTGAATCCACAGCGCAAGGCTAACACACGCCGAATAGATCAAGCCCCTTGAAGCGCTCCGCTCCGTGCTCCGCCATCCACGCCTTGCACTGATTTTCCTGCCACGGTTCATTATCTGGATAGAAATATTTGAACCACTTCAAATAGGGTTGCCACCATTCAAGTGGTACAGGTGCCATCTTCCCGGTATCGTAGACGGCATGATTGTACATCTCATTGATCGCCTGCACCGTCATGCGTCCCGGCCAGCGCAAAACTTCCTGCATCTTATAGCAGGCTTGCTTGGCGCGTAAACGACGGTCGCTGACGAACTGCAAATGCATCAAGCCGCCTTCTCCCTGCTTCCACGGGCGGAAGGATTGCATGGTCAGTCCCATCGGGCGGCGGTGGTGGAAGTCGTAGCCATTGCGCGAAGTCCAGTGATACTGCGGATTATCAAGGAACGCAGTCGATACCCAGTTATCGCCCCAGATTCCGTCTATGTGGTAATTGTTGATCGAGCCACGCAACCCAACCCACGGCGGGGCGAAGTCATGCGTCGGTCCCATCATGGATATGGCGGGACGAATTGCCGCTAGCAGATTTCCGCTAAGAACTTCGTCGGCGTCCACGACTGCAATGTGCGTAGCCTTGCGCTGCCGCGCTTCGTCCAGCATTCGCTGGCGGTACTGCATCTCTTTCCATACTGGATCAGACTCATAGAGCAGCATGACGCGCCCCGGATACTCCTGGTGGAGTTGCACTAGAAGATCGTGCGTCCCATCCGTCGATGCGTGATCGAGGATGATTAGCTGATCGCACCACAGCAGTGCGGCGCGTGCGCTCAACCCAACAATCCAATCTTCATTGCGGCATAACATAGTCCCGATAATGTTCATCGCCATGCCAGCAAGTTCCCGCCGATCTCGCACTGGTTATCCATGCCGAAGATGCGGAAGTGCTCTTTCATCCGTTCCCTCTGGCAGGGGGGGTCCATCTCCACGCAAACCATCTCCGCTAGCGGGCCATCGCGCAACACTTCCCAGTTCATGCCTTCCACGTCGATATTGATGAAGTCGTAAGGCTGCGGGTAAACCTTCAGAAACTCATGCCAGCGTAGCGTAGGTACTGCTACCGGCTTGAACTTAATTTTGGGATTATGGCGATTTATGGTTTCAATGTGCTCCGGTATAAAACTGCTGGTTGCGTCTTGCGTGATCCACATGCGTGGACGGCCTTGAAAAGTATCCGGCAGGATCGCAGCTTGAAGCGTAGAGATTAGAGGGAATCGTTCCGTGTGATCCTGGAGATATGGAAGTATAAGCGGGTTAGGCTCTACGCAGACTCCAGACCATCCTTCTTCCATCAAGCAGCGCGTATTAGAATACGTCAAACCATCATAAGCGCCTATATCCAGGAAGCGGCCTTTGCGTCCCTTAAAGTGATCGAGAATATGGAACTCTTCTCCGTATTGGCTAGGCATACTTGGAGTTCCACATGAGCAGATTGTAGCCAAAATCCTTGAGCACAACCCAATCAGGAAGCATTGCGATCAATTCCGGCTTGAGTGCTTGCCCTTCGTATAACTCAACCTCAGGTTCAGCCTCGATCATCATATAGCGCGTCTTGGCAAGCGTGGCGCGGCCACCTTCTATCATGTCGCGCTCTGCGCCTTGGATGTCGCACCATAGTAGGTCGATGTGGTCTATATGCTCCCATTCTGCGTAGAAATCCAAAGTTCGGCAAGGAACTGTTGTTTTTGAGAATGTCACCTCCGGGAAGTGTTTTAAGTGTCCAGTAGGATTACGAATGGACCCCGAAGCCCTATTCTTGCTCTCTAAATTCTCGGACTCATGGAAATCACAATGCCCGTTAAAGGAAGCCACTGCACCGCGTATCGCTATAGAACCAACCGGAAGTAGGTTCCGCAGGAACACATAGTTAGTCCCATCCGGCTCGATGGCTATATAGCGCGGATGGTTGCATAACGGGATGATCCATTGGGATTCCTCCCCCACATGCGCCCCAAGTTCCACGATGACAGGGTTAGATCCGAAGCCTGCGAGGATGCCGCGTACCGCTTCCTTCTCAGCTAAACTCGACATCGAGCTTTCCCCAGTTCACCAGCACCGTTTCCTCTGTCGGTGGCAGATGGTGTTCGTTCCATTCCCGCGCTGCATACGCCGTCAGTTTAGGACGCTTCACAAGTTCCCGCATCCCAAACTGGTGAGCGATAATTGATAACGCACTCTGGTCATGTCTGTGACCAAGTACTTTAGAATCAACAGATACAAACCCTGGATTTCGCCCCACCGACCCCGCTGTATGCCTTCCCGGAAAAATCAATGGGCTACGCGCCGCTGACTTCCATTGCTCAAGCAATTGCTTACACTCACCTCGCCTCAGATCCAAGCCGACGCAGTAGCTTGAAATCTCCGGCATATCAAGCAGCGCTTCCCGTGTTACGCCCATCGCTCCAGCGCAAGCATCAGAGCACCACTCACCAACCTTGAACTCGTTATCGCAGAAGTAGTATCCAATGCGCTCTATGTGCTCTATCAACGGCAGGATGTCGCGTATGGGGTAGAATGCGGAATCGAGCAGTATCGCTATATCTGTATCCAGCGCATCCAGCACGAAAGGCTTAGCGCAGTAAGCGGTGTAGTCGTAACCATCCACTAGCATGTAGGGTGCGCAAGGCGGGGTTGTGTTGATCCAGGCTTTAACCTCATAATTCGGGCATACTGCCGCAAAGCGTTGCAATAGGCGAGTGGCGAGTTGCGGGTAGATTCCACAGAAGGCAATCGTCCCGATAGCTACCCTCATACTTCCGCTATCCCCGGATCATGCACATGCTCAGGCGGCGTGAACTCGCCGCGCCAGCACACCGCTACGCCGTTCGGCGTGCGGTAGGTCTTGCCTTGGAAGCCGTTAGCCAGCATCCAGCGGTAGGCTTCCTTGATCGGCTCGCCGCGATAGTCGTGGAGGAGGATGATTCCGCGATCCTTCAAGTGCTTGGCGCTATTCTGCGCGTCGTGTAGCGGGAATGGGCTATCGTGGTTTCCGTCGATCACGACAACGCTGTATTCGGCCCCATCTTGCATTTCAAAGAACTGGTTCGCGGTCTGACCACACAGAATCGTCATATTGAAGTGAATCAGGTTATCGTGTGCCCTGTGAATAAATTCACGGTTGGAATACATCGGATCAACGCAATCCACTTCCTCTAATCCAGCTTCCTTTAAGTGTGCTGCCGTCCACCCCGTATGGGAACCGATGTCCAACGCAAACCCAGACGAAAACTGCTTCGCACAGTTATACAGGATCGCCGCCTCATCCAGCGTCCAGAACCAGCAGCGCTTGTGAACGCCGAACACCGGATCATCGTCGGCCTTGTCCCTAAAGTCGCTGATGACGGTATGCCCCTGCGAGTTCGGCTCTACGCGCTCATGGATGTGTTTGAAGTAGGGGCGCAGGTCGGGAGCCTGCAAGTTGCTTCGATAATTCAAGCGGCCCTCTTTCGACGGTTGAATGCCTGCTGTGATCTTGTGGCCCAATAGCAATTATCTGGAGAATAGTTGCCATTGTTGTCTCGCCGCTCGATAGTCAAACCTTCGGGAACTTCCCCCATATCGGCTAGAAAGTTCGGGAACTCTGACCACCGATCACAAATAGTTATTCCCCTGCCACCGTAGTAAGAGAAATCTTGGTTATGTGGGTTTAGGCAACGCTGGCGCATGCCCTTCCAGATTTTGTAGGTCTTTGTGTATCTCCCACCGTGGGTCTTAGCGTTTTGGGATCTAACGCACCAGCAACTTTTAGTGTGTCCAGACCTAAGATAAGGGCCAAGTACGATAGTCTCATTTCCACAATCACACAAACAAACCCAGCGTAACTGGAAACCACGCCCCCTTGGCCCTGGATGGTATCTCAGAACCGTAAGTTTACCGAATCTTTGCCCAGTCAGGTCGATCATAGTGGTTCGTGGCCGGGGAATCCAGCAGCCTTCCTAGCTTCAAATATCGCCTTGTACTTATCCCAGTGCGGACGCGAGTTCGCTTCAATTAAATGCTGAGGTATTGGACGCGCTACAGCAGGAGAGTCTATGGAGTCATCCCGACGCATGAAGTGCATGTGTTTGTGAATAAGATCGGGCCTCTGCCAAAACACGCCTAACTTGATTGCCACGTTCTGAAGTTCTTCATCTCCGAAACAATGAGTATATTCTGGCCAAAATGGACCACGACCACCATTAACCCTTTCGCAGAATGAGCGGCCTAGCCACGGCGAACCTGCGATGCGGTCGATGCAGCCGCCTGCAAAACGGTCTCCGGTTGGCTGCATGACGCCAAAGGTGCTCATTGGATCATCGTCAAAGTTAGCGAAATAAGCACTGCAATTATCTGCGATCTCCTCCGCCGTGTGGTTCGGATCGGGCAACGTGTCGTCGCCCCCGGTTACGATCCAATCGCAGGAGGGATCATGCGCTAGAACTTCTTTGCAGAGATCGTTTATGGACTTAGCATACCCAGGATAGGAAACGGCGCTTTGCCCATGAGAAACACTCGGCAGTAATCTTGAGAAGTCGAAGCCGCCAACGCAATCCCTAAAGACTGCTATCTTGTACCCTCTCTCACTCCATGCGACAAGCACAGGCTCTACTTGCTCTGGAGGTCGGGCTGAGGGGATGCAGAACCAGACGCTCAAGGGATAATCTCCAGTTCAAAATGCTGATAGCCGTAATTCGATACGAGGCAATTAAAAGCATACTGCGCTGTTTTGTGGTCGCAGGGCGGGAATGGGCAATCCGGCTCAACCATCATTTTATCGAGTCGCATTAAATCCCAGCGATGCGGCAGTCCGTTACGGATGTCCTTGTTTAGGTAAATCACCCATTTGGTCATTTGCAATGCTCCCGAGCCGCTCTCGCGCTCTTGCACTTGTGTCCGCAGACAGCGCAGTAGCGAGGCTTTGGTTTGCGGCCAGCTTTCATAGTTTCGCCGTGGTTTTCAGGATTTCACTGGCCCGTTCTGGATACGCCTGCGTTGCCGTCTCTGTTCCAGCGTCCACCGGCCTATTAGGGCCGTGACTTTCCGTCTATCTGTCCACGAAGTTCTATCTTACATTGATAGGTGCACGAATGCAAGCTAAAACAGCAGCGGTCAACTCCTGCGTGGCCTTCTCATACCGCGCCCCACACTTAGGCGACGTGTTCCCCGGATGGATGCGGGCTACCATGCGCGGCCATGGATAGCCGGTAGTATCAGAAGGCTTGAAGTTCCCGCAGATGGTAATACTTGATTGCGTCTGCACCTTGTCAAACCCTACCGCCTGCTCAAACTTAGCGTCCTCATCCCCTAGCGTCTCGATGAATGGATGCTGCTCCCAAACTGAGCGCCAGTACATCAGCGACGTGCCCAGCGCGTAGTTCTGCCGTGGCTGCTTGTAGAATGTAACCTGCTGCGTTCTGACATCGTAGAACGGCATATCCCGGTAGCCGACGATACAAGCGCCTGTGGATTGCAGGAAGGCTACCTGTTCGGCTAGTCGCGTGGGGCACGACCAATCATCGTGGTCCAAGTGAGCGATGACTGAGCCAGATGGAGCATCTTCTATCATAAGATTTCTGATCGTACCTACTGGTAGCTTCCAACCCGAAGTATTAAGAGAAAATAATATTCGCTTCTGGTAGGTCTGGTTATGGAAGCATTCAATCGCTTGCTCGTAGTAATCAGGGGTGTGGTACGGCAGGATACAGCAGACTAGCGGTTCATCCATCGTACTCGTCACCATCACCTTTCACTGGAGCACCATTTAACTGGCAGCACGCATCTCCACCTGTCCTGAAGTCACCCTTTCCGCAGTACATCTTGCGCCCCCGGCTATCCGGCTGGTATGCCGCCGATGCGTATGGGCAACGATGACACCCGAATCCTTTTCCATTCTTAGCCACTCCATAGGAAGCCGTATCCGCATCCTCGATACCAGTCATATTCAACTCAGGATCGCCAGCGCAAAGGTTTTCCCAATGCCTGCAACTCCCTGCGGCTCTGTCAATCTTGTCAGATATGATAAGGCAATCTAATCCGTCTGCTTTGTTGCATATACCGCAGTTATAGTTACCTTCTGGGTCAAAGGTTCTGGTGTTGCCAGTCCACTGATCGGCATAACTGAAGTTGTTAGCGAAGTTCAGGCGGTTGTGGTTTTCGACTAGCTCACGGTCAGGCCCGAACTCTTTAGGCTGTATGAATAGATTGTCTTTGCCGCCGCGTGGGGCTTTGATTACTTTGCGTACTGGCGTCTGGGCTGGTGCCCGGTAGAGAGCTTTCCCTAACGGGTGATCCATCGTCTAAGCCAATAGCGGCGGCGGAGTGCTCTTAGGTAGCGCATCAAATATCCTCCAAGCATCTTAGGTTTAGCATCGGGATTCGATCGGGACTTTCAGCTTTCAGTTTCTCTCGATAATACGAGCCTTCTTCGAAAGTCTCAAAGGTCTTGATGATTTTCTCATCCCGGCCATTGAACTCATAGAGCGCCCAGATTTGCATAAGTTTGTGGCGTGGCCGACCTCGGAGGAAGAATCAGCCACGCAGGTTGTTTGTGAAACGCGACCTACTTGACACGCTACACGATCAGGCTTAGGATTGCAACTGTGAAACGCAATCGCACAACCAAACAAATCCAGAAGTACATGGCTGCGGCGCGGCTGCGTGACTCAAAGCTGGGCGAAAAGTTGCTCAGTAGGCAACGCGCAACGAAAGCCGATGCCTTAAATCCCAACATCCTACCGCGAAACGAAGCCTAACCAGCTAGGAGCGGATCATAGGACAGCCGGGTGAGTGGAATCAACCACTTGGTCGCAAATCAATGCGGCTGGCGTAAGCCACGGACCTCAGAACACCAACTGAGGGGGTAGGGGGTGTGTGACCAAATACCTTGCGTCTGCGACGATCCCCGGTGTTTAGTCGAGCATCACAGCGCTAGCCCACATCGCAAACAAGAACAACAGCACTGCGATAAACCAGATCATGTGTTGTCTTCTGTTGGCCTGATCCCGGTAACGATGATTTTGAGTGCTTCACCCTCAGGACCAGCGAGGCGGTTCTCTATGCGATCACCGTACTTCTTAGGCAGCAGCTTCGACAAAAGCCATTTGCGCGTGTCCACCTGCAAACGCGCAGCTTGAACTGCGGCGTTTCCGCTTTCGCTTGCAAACTCCACAGAATCAGCAATTTCCATCATTTCATCGCTGATCGCTTCCATTTGGCGTTCTTTCGCGTGCGCGTACTGTTTTTCGAAAGGTTCGACCTCTGAAAGCCACAAATAGACCGTAGTTGATGAGATTTTAAGATCTTTACAGATCTTACGAAGGGTTTCGCCGGATGAAATACGTTTGCAAATGCTATCCGCTACAGTTTGGTCGAAGTCGCGCATGAGGAAAGTATAAGCGATTGTGCAAGTTTTGGCACTTTCGCCTTTTCTACAGAAATCTTTGCGTGAAAGCTAATTAGTTCTTGACTATGATAATCACATACCTTATGATAATCACATGGACGAGAAAGAATACACTGACAAGGTTTGCAGGGATTGCAAAGAGCGGATCGAGTTCCTTTGCGACTTCCCTGGACCGCGTTGTTTGAAGTGCCATGCAAAGAAAATGGAAGGCCAACCGCTAGAGCGGCCTGACTTCCGCAAAGCATTGAATTTCAGGTAGATAATCACATGGAGGCAAGGCAAATGACAAAGAACGAAGCATACAAAGTGGCAGTCGAGAAAGACGAAGCATTTGAGAATGCCTTAGATCAAGCGTTTGGCCGTGATGCTTGCAATGCGCGTTACATGCCGTATTGGGAGATGCCGGAAGCCTGCAAGCAAGCAGCGCTTGAATATCAGGCAGCTTGTGAAGTTCTTAGGCAGGCGGTGAACTAAATGACAACCGAAGAGCAAATTCGCACGCGGTTGAGATTAGAGCAGGATTTCCTCATCATGCTGGTGGCCGATATGTCCCACTTCGATGAAAATCTTCCATTGACAGAAGGCGCTCCTACGTGCAAGCAGATGCGCCAGTATGTCTATCCCGAATGGGAATCAACCATTCTGCAAAGCATTAACACCTGGGCAAAAGAGCATCGCGTAGGCGTTCCTAATTTCGACCGATTGGCGGAGGTGGTCGCATGAACACCCCGTATTTCAAGGCATTTTGCGAAGGCGAAGATCGGGGCATGCATGCTGGCTCCTATTGGGACAAGAAACTCGAATCGGTACTCACGGATGAGCAGATCGAGGTTATCGCGCACCGGTATTTCAAACAGTTGAATCTCACTTTCGAGAGCGATTTTGACGCGAGAATGGCTTTTGTGGCTGGGTATTGGCAGGGGTGGCGGAAAGGGATTGCGCCTTACAAACCAAGGGAGAGCGAGAAAGCTACTGCGGAATCTTGGGGGCATGCAGGATGAATCTCCTAGACCCATTCAGCCGCGCTACAAGAATAGGCTGCGTATTAGCTGCTATTGAGCGAGTCAATCGAGCCACTAAACGCTGGTCTGATCTCGAAGCAGATCCCCATTCTCTAGCGATGGACCGTCACTATGCTCTGGAGGCGCTAAAGCGCGAACAATACGATTTTTACTTGCAAATAGAGAATGTGGAATACCTCTATAACGAGCGAGAAGAGCTTAGAGCAGCGCTGCATCCTTTCGCGGCTGCTTACTGCTCCCACCTTGAATCGCTCGATCCTGACCGTCCTACAAGGCCACCAGAGCGCAATCTAGCACTGGATATTGAGATCCAAGATTGGGAAACGGCAGAAAGGCTAATGCGATGATCCCCAGCGATTATGAGTTCTTCCGGCCTATCGAGGATGACCAACCGCAAGAATGCCCCTATTGCGACGATTTAGGCGACCACATCTGCGATGAGGAGGAGTATGAAATTCCACGAGATTAACCCAAGTGATTGCAGACCATACAGTTGCACGCCATTGTACGCATGCGAGGTGCATGCACCCACATCAGTAGAACTGAAGGCTAGTGGATGGCCTGAACCGCCTCGTGGATGGCAGAAATACGATGCTGATACAGAAGCGAATCGGGCACGCTGGAATGAGCCTGTAGTAGCTATTCAACGCTGGCGTGAATTGGTACATGGCCGCAAGTGTCGCTGTAAGGAGTGCATGCAGGGTCGAGCCGACGCTAAGACCATCACGGATTACCGCAAAGCACATGCGGAGAATAAAAAATGAAGTACTGGAAATGGTGGGTATATCTACTGCTGGGGTTTGCGCTGGTAGTACTGTCTTCGTTTGTGCCGATGCCGACCGTATGGCGTCTGATCGTCTCCCTAGGAACGCTCTGGTATGGGATGTCGTCTGGTATTGGATTACACAAAGAGAACTTAACGCGCAGAGCGATATTGAGTCAACGCGCCCATGATCCAGAGTACTGCAACTGCGACAAATGCAGGTACATACGCTATGAGAACACGCTTGTGGTCGAGCGTATTGAGATCGTCAATGAACCAGTTGATGCTGCTTTCAACGAACGCGCATGGAAGAGCCATCAAGAAAACGTCCGCAAGTTCCTGGAGCGCGAGGCATTGGGACAGATGCCAACATTCTACTGCCAGTGTAACAACCCAGAACCGGATGCCGTGTGCCGCTTCCACGGCGAACAGGAGCCAGAATGACCGCCGAATCCCTCAAGCTCCGTTGCCTGCGCTGCAACCACTCCTGGCTGCGCCGCACAGACGATGCGCCCAAGTGCTGTCCTAACTGTAAGAGTCGCCTGTGGGCGCAAGAGCGCCAGCCACGCGAGGAGGGGAAAGCGAAATGATGTGTCCGACTTGCATCCGCCGCGATAATACGCCCGTGAATAACGCTTTGCCGCCGCATCCCTGCCCGTTCAAGAGCGACGTATGTGACGACGATAAAACGCTGTGTGAATGCTGTGATGATTGCACGCAAGAGTGTGCTGACGACATTTAACCACAACCGGGCGCAAGCCATAACTTGGAGGAAATACTTTATGTTTTTAGGACAACATCATCAAACTAAAGGACATGACGAATTGTTGCGTCCACACCTCGTCTACCAGCGCAAGCAAGTCAATGACGGCGTTTGGCGACCGATAGTGGCCTTCCTGCTGTTCATCGTGTGGCTAGAGTCCATCCTGTGGGCGCTAGCCAAATGACCGCGCTACCGCTTAACGGAGAAACGTGGCTCATCTGCGGGGGCCGTGACTTCACCGATTCTGTGATGTTCAATAACGCCATGAGCGAGTTAGTACACCTGAAAGGATTCCCGTCGCGCATCGTGGAGGGTGGCGCTAAAGGCGCAGACGCCCTAGCCGCGCAATGGGGCGACCGCCATGCAATCCCAGTGGCCGAATTGCGCGCAGACTGGAAAACTCACGGCAAGGCCGCTGGTGCCATTCGTAACCAGAAAATGCTCGATGAACAGAAACCGCAATTTGTAGTCGCATTCCCTGGAGGTCGAGGAACGGCGGATATGGTGGCTAGAGCGCGTAAGGAGGGGATTGACGTGGCTGAGGTCTTTCCGCAGCCGGGAACGCGTCCTGCGTCGTTTCTGTGCGATCCAGGGCCATTTTAATCTCCACATCGCCATTCCTAAAGGCTCTGACGGCTCGCAGCCATCCCGCATAACAGTGAACTCGCATCCGCTGACAAGCTGCGTTGCGCGGAAACTGGATCGCAAGCCGTTCGGCGTGGATGAAGGCGGTTCTAGCTTCTGAGAGTGTCATACCAGCACCCGCGCTTTGCGGCACTGGCATTCTTTGGCCGCACTCAATACCTGCTGGCGATCCGCGCCCAGCGGTTCCGCTGCTATCTTCTCAGCCAGTGCTTTTGCCTGATCCCAATCTTGGCTCACAAACACACTAGAACGCATTTGCATCGACTTCCCGTGGTAAGTGAGCAGATACCACCCGCTAACCACGCCTGAGCCGCCGCAATGCTCGCAAGAGGCTCTCTGCGCCAAAGTCTCGCGCATTCTGTCGTAAGCCATCGTGCGTATTGCCGCCGCTGATGGCATTCGGATGAGGTCTGTGCGTGTCAGATCGTCCATTAGGCCCCGCACTCCCTCGAAAGTCTCCATCACCTCCAGGGCCGCGCAATAGTCGTTCATCGCCAGTTTGTTATCCGGGTAGCCAAGAGTTTTATTGAGGCGTTGCATCTGCTCGATGCAAACCTCCCTTAGAGTCAATTCTTTAGGCACGTTTAGCTCGCTCCTCCTCAAGCATCACAGCCGCAATATCGCGCTTCCCTGAGCCATTCGTAGCAGCCGCTTTCCTCAAGGGGCGCTTATACTCCAGCTTCTGCAGATAGCTCGAAGCTGAATGCAGCACTGATACTCCAGCCGCTTCCCGCGCTTTTAGGCTGTCAATCGCCGTCACCCTCTGCGGGTAGTCGAGAAGATTCCAGGAGCGCCAGCAGAATGAGCCGTTAGCGAAGTCCTCTGGTATCGGATTCCCCACAATTTCAAACAGGCGCCTGTACTCCTGGAACTGGTCGTCAAGTGAGGGCGTCACAACAACCTCCGGTTCATCGGGTGGAAGGGTGGAAGGTAAACCAGTATAAGGTAAACCAGTATAAGGATGGGCTTGCATGGTGCTTGCACCGGGCATGTCTGGTGCTGGTATGGTGCTTGCCTGCTCCTTCATGTGGGGAGACTGGTGTTTTGAGAAAGTCGGGAGGGCGATATAAGCCTCTTCTCGACTATAACGTATAATGAATTCAGTCTGATGCAGGCGACAAAGAGAAGCTTCTATGTCTACATCCCGGTAGGGAAAGATCTCCGCCTTGATCCTGGCTGGGCGATCCTCTAGTCTACCTGCTCGGTCGGCTAGTGTCCAAAGACCCGCGAATAACAGTTGGTCCTGGATTGGAAGTTGCCCTAGAATTTCGTTCTTAAAGAATCCTGGTTTGAGACTTCTGGTTCGCGCCATATTAGACGAACCCGCCAGTTTGTGACTCCGACATCACAGTACACCCCCTCAGGTGCGGGATGGGCGTGAGGGCACCCATCCCCAAGTAAAACTAGTTTTTGAGACCTTTTGATTCTAACTGAAACCTAGTACAAATACTAGGCGAAAATGGGGGAGGGTCAATAATCTGGATCGAAGGCATTAGCGGTCGAAGCCATAACGACCTCGCTCTCTATCACAAGCCCGACAAGTACGATGAGTCTTTCGAGGCCCAGAATACCGAGTGTTGATTTCGTCGTAGGCATGGCCTTTAGGACAGGCGGATACTTTCTTGCCTCCCGGCTTGCTTCTGCCCTTGGCATGACGATCACGGTTATTGTCAGCCTGCGTTCCAAGAAATAAATGGTCAGGCTTCACGCAGTTGGTGACATCGCATTTGTGAAGTACGCTAAGCCCTGCTGGTATCGCCCCATTGTGGATTTCCCAGGAGACTCGATGCGCCATGAAGCCCTTCTTTTTACCATAGAAACGCCGCATAAGATTACCATATCCATAAGCGTTAAGATTGCCGATCCATAGCCAGCACCCTTCGGTCTTTTCGACATGCTTCCAGAAGTTAGAAACGTGACTATGCGTTCTCATCTTTGATCTCAGTTATTTCTATCTCGATTCTGGGGTTCTTAGCGTCTTTTAAAAGCCTACTTCCATCCCAAGATCGAATTAGTTTGTCGTTCTCCACGATCCTGCCTTCCTCTAGCGCGTCCGCAAGCGCTTGATAGTACCCAACGGCATCCCCGGTCAACTTATCTCGGTAGAACGCCGCAGAGACGTTACAGGAATACCTAATAGGTAGCAATTCATCCCCATACCCATAAAAGAACTTAACTAGCTGCATCTGCGCGATCCGGTTCCACACTGCAAACTGCGGGCTAGGAAGAATCCTAGGATTAGCACCACGATTAGTGATGATGCCGTGGTTTTTCTTGGTGCGCGGTGCGCCTAAGATCGTCAGTTTCACCGATACCTCCAGAAGCGAAGAAACCACGCTGGACGCCGCTCGTGCGCTCGCCATGCGCGGCAAACACCATAAGAGCTAATCGAGCATAGCGGATGACAACGGCGCGGTTGATGAAGTGGAATCATTTGCCCCCAAACTTGTTCCGTACCACCGGATTCGCCACGGCTTTCCTGCCGTTCCTGCGCTGCCTCGCGGCCTTGGCGTTATCTGCGGGACGGAAGGGGATCTTCGGCATCTTCACGGGCTTTGCGGGCGTCATGCGCTCGCCTGCTTCCCGTAGGCCGACACAATAGCCTTGTCTACCAGGATCTTGATGTTGATTCCGGTGCGTTTCTTCTCGGCCCGCAGTAAAGCATGGGAAGCTGGCCTTATGGTTACATTTCGGATAACTGGCTTCTTCATGAGAGCATCGTAGCATAGTAAAAAAACATTTGCAATACTTAAAAATGTGTGCGATGCTTGGTCATGCCGATTATGACACTTTCACAAGAGCAAGACTTCGAGGAAGGGCTGTACGTCGAGCTAGGACCACACGGCCCTTGGATGCGCCACAAGACGCAGGGCTGCTACGTGCTTCGCGGAAAGTGGCAGCGCATGGATTACTTCAAGCCGTACCTCGCTGGACCGATTGGGAGGTTACCGCAATGAACACCGCATTAACAGCACCGCAAGTTACAAACTGGGAAGATCAGGAACTGGTCAAAGCCATCAAGGATACCGTCTGCCGTGGAGCTACCGACTCTCAATTCCGTATGTTCGCAGAAGTCTGCAAAGCAACGGGGTTGAATCCGTGGCTGCGCGAAATCTGGTTTGTGCCAAATGTCGGCGTAATGGCGGGGCGCGACGGCTACTTACGTATCGCTAACGACCATCCCATGTTCGACGGCATGAGCACCACCGTAGAGCGTGACGCTGAAGGTATTCCGATCAAGGCGACTTGCTCCGTGTGGCGCAAGGATCGAGCGCACCCGATCACCTGCGAAGCATTCTACAATGAATACCGCAAGAACTCACAGGTTTGGCAGACTTACAAGAGCGCCATGATCTCCAAAGTTGCCGAAGTGCTGGCGCTCAAGCGCAGCTTCTCGATCAACGGCATTGTCACCGAAGAGGAGATCGGAGAGCATAAGCTAGCAGCGCAGGACGCACAGCAGGACGTGGCGCAGCGCAAGATTAAGGAATTGAGTGCGCCTAAGTATAATCCCAATAACTTAATACCTCACGCTAAAGGGTGTGATGTTTGGGATACTCACACGGAAAGGATTTGTACTTGCGGAGCAGATAAAGCTAATGACAAGATGCTTGCAGTTCCACCAGCAACCATCATCGAGCTTGCTGACTCTCTCGACCAACCTCCAGAGCCTCCGCTAATGGCCCCCGATGTCCGCAAGCCGCCAAGCAAATCTTCGGCGTATGAGTTGCGCGAAGCGGCCAAGCGGGATGAAGCGATAGAGATTATATCTGCTGCCGATGCAAAAATCCAACGCAAGCGCGGGTCTATCAGCTTCGCTGCGCTCAAGCAATGGGGAGAGATCAAGAAAGAGATTCTAGCTCTAACCGGAACCACTGATCTGTACTATGAAGCTCTCAAGGCTGGCGGATACTCTCATGCCGATGAGATCAGAACGCCACAGGATGCGGCTAAGATTTGGAAGGCTCTCAAGGCGATCACTGCGGAACTCAGTCAGAGCAAGAAATCAAAAGCCGATGAAGCGCTGCTGCTTGAAGCGCAGACTCACGCTTTAAGGATCGGCCCTTATGCGACTAAGGCAGTATTAGAGCGCAAAGGGCTGCAATCTATCGATGAGATTTTGAATCTTGGAGGAGACGATCTTACGGACTTACTAAAGGAGTTGAAATCCACAGCATGAAAGAGCAAATGAGCCAGAGCGTGAGCCGGGAAAACCCAGAAGGACTGACGGCGCGGGAGATGCTTGACAGATTCCGCAACGATGGATCGTGCGAAAAAGCGCTGCTGGCACTCCTGGACGAATGCAAGAGCCTGCGGGGGAAACTAGACAGTATAGAAGCATCCCTAAGACGGATTGCGGAAGCCAGCGGAGGTGATTATCTCTATCTCGGCTTTGCTGAAGAGGTTTGTATTGCCAATGGACGCGGTCACCCAGTAGCGCAGGAAAAGACGCTCCTGAAAGCCATCGACGCCGCAATCTCGGAGAATGCCGCAAATGCGTTGGAGGAATCTAAATGACGATGGACGAATACCTACGCTTGCCCTGCCAGTATTGCGGTAAAGTCCGCAGTCAACACGTTGGGCGTGCCTTCGTGTGCTTCGGCGGAATGGGTACGCTGTGGCATCCAAAGGAATCCATTCTCGATGACCTTGATAGCCAGCCTATCGGGGAGAATGCCGCAAGCGAAGGAGGGCGGGAGTAGTGAGGCTAAAGCAAATTAAAGAGTGTGCAGAATGGCTTGCTTACTGCCTTTCTATTGGTTGGCGGCGTGACCAATTAGACGCACTTGAGGCCCTGTGGTGGCAATACCACGGAACCGAACCGGCGGAGGCGAAAAAATCAGGCGGGAATGCCGCAATGGAGAGGGAATGAGCATTCTATTTGCGTTGATGGTGGTCGGCTTGTTTTGGGCCGGGTACTATTGCGGCTGGCAAGATCATAAAGAACAAGTCCGCACATTTGCACTCATCGACAGACTATGGGAACTCGCCAAGAAAGGCATGGCCAAATGAGCGAGCTTCCCAGGACCATGACGGCATTGAAGCCGTGCCCTTTTTGCGGGGGAAAGTCTGAATTGATTGAAGCGCCAGAGGCCATGAACGAGGGTGCGATGGTAGTCGAGTGTCAATCCTGCCATGCAAGCGGTCCGTGCGTATTCGGGGTAAAGGAAGACCCAAACCCCATAGCGATTGATTGTTGGAACCGACGCGCCGCGCATGACTCAAGCGAGCAGACCATCCGGGAAACTCAAACGCAACTGGCTAAATCGTCCAATGCCCTGGAAGCCGCACGGGTGCTCTCCGAACAACAACGTCAGACCATCCAGGATCTACGGCAGCAGGTTGACATGCTCCTCGGTAAACCAGATGCGGTTCATCTAGGCGCGCAGGCCGCAGTAACGGCGTTGCGCCAGTGCCATAGTGTCCAAGCAGAATGCGATTGGCTGCGAAGTCAACGAGATGAATTGCGAACTGCGGTGGAAGCAGCCGCGCCAATGATAAAGCGAGAGCGGGAACTATCGGATCAACTCGCGGCGGCTCTGAAGCAATTCACACGAGGCGAGCCTTGGGGATTTCTGTCTTGCTGCAAGCATGGCCCCACGAAAGGCTGTCAACTGTGTGGTAGATATTACGAAGCGCGGGCCGCGCTCTCCCAGCACGCAGGGATGAGGTCTAAGCGTTCAAGCGCGCCAGCCATCCCGGAAGATTCCCAGCCAGCGTGGGATTAGCCGCTGCAATATCCTGGTAACGGTTCTTCGCTCGCGCCCGGATGGAACCCAGCAGAGCCACTGGGTCCATCGCGTTCGCCCGCGTGATCGTAATCGGCCCGATGATCCCGTCTTCGATCACGCCGCAGGCGGCTTGCAGGAACCGCGCTGCGCTCACGACTCCCATGTTCACCGCGAGATCGAATACTTTGTTCGCTACAGCCTGATCGTCGATCTGATCCAGATGCAGTGGCGTCCAATACTCGATGTGATAAATGTCCTTAGCTTCGTCTTCAGTGAGTCCCTGGATGAACGCGATGTCGGCTTGCGTGGCCGGACCAGTGGACTTAAGGATTCCGAGCGCCCGGATGGTAGCGAGCGTGATCCCACGGTTCACGCTCGCTACC